GATATTCTGCTGTTCGCGCTGCCGTTGATGATGTAGGCGTGGCTCATATTACTGTTGAGTTTGTGGTTGGCTCTCTACCTGAGATGCAACAGGCTCTGCTGAAGGCCTGTGAAAATCCCTCGATCATGTTGGCTGTTACACCACCCCTAGAAAACCATGTGCCATTGTCTTTGGAGAGGCGTAAAAAAGTTGTTGGCTATGGCGAGCTGATGCGCTACACATCACTAGTGAAGGGCATGATCAACGATGGCAGGCTTGTGCATCAGGGGCAACAAAACCTGGCTGAACAAATGAACAGGGCAGTAGCAGTCACCCAGCAAAACTCACTTGTGATTAGCAGTAAGCGTTCACCTGGCCCTGTCGAATTGGCACGCCTCACCATATTTGCAGCTGCACTTGCCTCTCGACCAAAACAAGGTGGTAAGCCCATGCTGGTTGTTGTAAATCGCTAAGATACTTTTGGTATTGCTCTGGGCTTTCTGTCGGGAATTGCTCAGGGCAGTACCACCCCCCACCTAGAAAATGTGAGATAATCCGAACATGGCGTTATTCAACCGAGTCAATAAAGCAGCAATCTCACCTGCACCGGCGAAGGCTGCAGCCTCTGGTGGATACTCGCCTAACTCTGCAGGCGCGAACCTTATCGGTCAGTACTACACATACATTGAAGGCCCACAGCGCAACAGGGCTATGAGCGTGGCGACCATTTCACGCGCACGCGATCTTATGGCCTCGGTCATTGCGTGTATGCCTCTCAAGATGTATAACGAAATGTGGAACGGTGATGAGATGGAGCAGGTCAATATTGCTCCACGCACTTGGCTACGCCAACCCGACCCAAGCGTCACCTATAACTTTCTTATGGCGTGGACATTTGACGATCTCTTTTTCTATGGTCGTGCTTTTTGGTACATCACAGCACGCACTCAAGACGGATATCCCACAGCTTTTACACGCTTGCCAGCAGGCTCAGTAACGACACAAGACCAATCAGGGCCAGTGTGGTTTGCACCATCTAACGAGGTTTATTTTCAGGGCAACATGATTGACCCTAAAGATTTGGTGCAATTTTTGAGCCCTGTTCAAGGCATTATTTATATGTCTGAGCAGACCGTAGCCACAGCTTTGAAGCTCGAGGCCGCACGCTATCGCAATGCAGAATCGTCAATACCTGCTGGTGTTTTGAAGCAAACAGGTGGCGAACCATTGAGCGCCACAGAGCTTGCCGATCTAGCGTCAGCGTTCAACGCTGCACGCGCTACTAATCAGACAGCTGCACTAAACGAGTTTTTGAGCTACACCGAAACCACAGCAACGCCTGACAAAATGCTTTTGATTGATGCAGCTAACTACCAGGCGCTTGAATGCGCCAGGCTTACCAATGTGCCCCCATATTTAGTGGGCGTATCGACTGGCTCATACTCGTACCAATCCTCTGAGCAGGCCAGGGCAGACCTTTACATTTTTGGTGTGAAGGCATACGCCGATTGCATTGCAGCAACATTGAGCCAAAACAATGTTTTGCCTCGAGGAACTTATGTAAAGTTTGATGCAGACGAGTACCTCGTTGAAAACTACGCAGCAGATAAAATGGACAGCCCCGATATGCCCCAAGAAAACACACAAGAGGAATTAGCATGATCAGGTTCAACGCCACAGCAATAAGCATCGATGCAGCAGCAGCCGATGGCACCCCACGCAGAACCATCACCGGTATTGCAGCGCCCTACAATGTCGTGGCCACAGTCAATGATGGCACTGAGGTTATGTTTGCCCCTGGCTCACTACCTGTAGATGGCAAAAACCCCAAGCTGTACATGTACCACGACAGCACACAGGCCATTGGAATTGTCACGGCACGCGAGGACACCCCAGATGGCATGCTGTTCACAGCAAAAATCAGCACCACAGCGTTAGGTGATGAGGCCCTTGTTTTAGCAGCCGATGGCGTGCTCGACTCAGTAAGCGTTGGCGTAAATCCAACAGAGTTTGAGATTGACCAAAACGGCGTAATGATCGTAACTGCAGCTAACTGGTTAGAGCTATCATTAGTGCCACAGCCAGCCTTTGCAGGTGCTACCATCACAGATGTAGCAGCGAGTATCCCCACATCAGATGAGGAAATGAGCGATAATACAAAAGAGGAAGCCGACACTCCTGAACCCCTAGAGCCACAGGAGAACCCAGTGTCAGAAACACCAGCCCCAGAAGTCATCGAAGCATCTACAGTTTTTGCTCAGCCTAAGCGTGAGTTTGTTATGCCATCAGCAGCCGAATACCTTGCAGCAATGCACATCGGTGGCGACACATTCCGTAATGTAAATGAAGCATTCAAGCTTGCACAAAAGAAGCAGGCAACATCGCTCCAGGCTGCAGCTGGTGACATTCTCACCACTGACACGCCAGGTTTGTTGCCAGTGCCTGTACTTGGGCCATTGTTCCAAGACCTGAACTTTGTACGCCCAGTGGTATCGGCTTTTGGTGCACGCGCCATGCCAAACACACCAAGCAAGACTTTCGTGCGACCAACCATTACTACGCACACAAGCGCAGCGACACAGACTGAAGGCTCTGCAGCATCAGCCACCACAATGGTTATTGCTTCCAACACTGTTACGAAATCCACAGTTGCTGGCCAGGTCACATTGTCAGTACAAGACATTGACTTCACTGATCCTGCAGCATTGAACCTTGTGCTCAATGACCTTGCCGGTGAGTACCTCATCGCAACAGACAACATTGCAGCTGACGCATTGGTTGCTGGTAAAACAGCATCAGGTTCAACATGGACAGTAACGGCAGACGACCCAACCTCACTGATTAGCGCACTGTATGACGCAGCACGCGAAATCGCAGAGGACAGCAACTACTTCCCAACCCACTTGTGCGTGTCACCAGATGTATGGGAAAAATTGGGCAAGCAGCTCGATGCTGACAAGCGTCCCGTATTTGGTTACAACACCAACGGCCTAATCGGCACAAACTCAATCGGCCTTGTATCTGGTCTCCAGTACACCAGCATGAATGTGCTCGGCCTTGAGGTTGTAGTTGATAACAACTTCGCTTCGGGCACGATGCTTGTTGTGTACGCGCCAGGCTTCGAGATTTACGAACAACAGCGTGGCCTCATGTCAGTAGAAGTACCAAGCACATTGGGCCGTACATTCTCCTACTACGGTTACTTTGCTACATTCGTTGCGAAGTCAAGCTTCATTCAGGGCATCGTAATCGCCTAATCCGAAAGGCGATAGCCAATCATGGCTACATACACAGTTATATTTCATCAGCGTTTAGATAATTACGCTGTAGTGCAAACACTTGAGGCAACCGACATTGCCATTGGTGAAAGCATCACGCTTACTGGCCTGGGGCATCAGCTCAACGGCACACACACTGTTTATGCAATCCCTCAGTACCTGTACACAGGTACAGACTCTGAAGGTGATCTGCTTCTAAACCCTGATGTGCCGATACCTAACCAGGTGATGTTTTATGACGCTGACGACAATCTCGAACGCTCTGCAGCAATCCCTAACGGAAGCCTGACCTATACGCAAACCTGCACCTGGGTAACCAGTGCACAAGTACAGCTGTGGCTTGGCTTGACTAGCCCTAGCGCTGACGAGTCCACATTTTTGGCACAGTGCGTTTCTGCCGGTAATCAGGTTGCCTATCGGCGTAGGCAAGAGGCTAACTATTATGACGCGCTCAGCACGAGCCCATCTGGCGATGTAACCCTCGGCACGATCATGCTGGCTGGCGCTTACTTCCGTCAGCGTGGCAGCATCGACCAGTTCGCAAGCTTTGATTCAATGGGGCAAGCAGTCACCACCAATGCGTTCACACCGATGGTGAAACAGTTGCTAGGTATTGATAGGCCTGCTGTTGCGTAATGGCTTACACCGACCTGTTCAATGAGGCCATAGACGACCTAGCCACCACCCTTGCCACCATCAGTGGTTTGCGAGTAGTGACAGACCCTCGAAACCTCAACAGCAACTGCTGTTTTATTGATGCCCCTACCTTTGAGGCTTTCAACAACAAAATCGTAACTATGCGTTTCCCTGTTCGCGTCATCGGTATAGGCCCAGGCAACCTAGACACGCTCAGGCCGTTGCTCGCAATCGCAGCTGCACTCCTTGACAAGAACGTTGCCGTAACTGATGGCAGGCCAGGGCTTGCCAGTATCGGTGGGCAAGAGTTCCCTGCTTATGATCTACAAATCTCTTTGCAGGCTGCATACTTGTAATGCGTACCTGACCCTCTAAAATCTGACATAATAAAAGCATCACTGGTGGCCGACAACACCTAACACCAAAGGACTGAATATGGCCACCAGCACTACCACCTATCTCACAAATCCAACCGTGACCCTCAACCCTGCCACAGGTGGCTCGATTGTTGATCTAACCACGCTCTGCTCATCAGCCACACTCACTGTGGGTTACGACTCTCTTGAGTCCACCAGCTTTGGCGATGCAGGCCATGTATTTGTTAAGGGCTTGCAGGCCGTTGAAGTTACCTTGACGCTTTACGCTGCATACGGCGCGTCATCTGTTGAAGCCACACTTTTTGCTGCAGTTGGCTCTGGTACCTCAGTGCTTGTTCTTTCGCCTGCAGGTGCTACCGAGGGTGTATCTAATCCTGAGTACACCATCACCAATGCAATGTTGTCATCGTTCACACCAATCACAGGCTCCTACGGCGAGCTTTCAATGATTGAGGTAACTTTCACCGGTGGCACATTCGCGCGCGACATTACTCCAGCGTAAAACCTAAATAGAAAGCAGGCCCGACATGCAACTAACCATGCGAGTAAACATCGGTTCAGGTGACTACACAGTTACCACGAACCTTTACACCATTGTTATGTGGGAGCGTAAATACAAACGCAAAATCAGCCAAATCCAAGAAGGTGGCCTCGGTATTGAGGACTTGGCTTATATGGCTCATGAGGCAAGCAAACAGCAAGGCTCAGTGACAGTGCCTCTCATGCTTGACGACTTCATTAAACAGCTTGTAGATCTAGAAGTAATCGAGCAACCAGATGCAAACCCTACCGAGGTGGCACCTACCGACATTCCCTAGCAACCCTGCTAGTCGAGTGTGGCTGGTGGCCACCACAAATAGAGTTTGATGTACCCGACCTGAACACCTGCATTAGTATTATCAATGAGCAGAGGAAAAAGGCCAAATGAGCGTTACAGCAAGCACCGAGATTTACGGCCTGAAGGCAGCGCTGGCTGAACTGCAAAAGATTGACAGCAAAACCAAGTTTAAGGCTGTAAACCAAATCAAAGCTAGTGGCGCTGAGATGGTGAGTCGCGTGGCTCAGACCTACCCTGGCGTACCTCCACTATCAGGTATGGCACCATCTAAAAAGGGTGGTGGCCGTTTGTCGTATGACCCTAAGAAAGTGCGCAAGGGTGTAACCATTCAGGTGGGTGGCCGTAGCCAGCGTGGCTCATCGCCTTTGGTTACTTTGCTACAAAAAGATGCCGGTGGTGCAATCTTTGACATGGCAGGTTTGCGTGGCGACACTGGCCAATTCTCTGCCTACCTCACTACGGCTTACGGCCCTGCGCAACGTGGTATGTGGCGTGAGCGGGAATACATCTATGGCCAAGCCACACAAGACATTTTGCAGGCCATCGAGCAAGTGCTCAACCAGGTGAACAGGAAGTTGGTCAAGTAATGGCTGTTTACATACCCATTGTTTCTGAGTTCAATTCCAAAGGCATTGACAAAGCCATAAAAGAATTCAAAAGTCTTGAAGGTGCTAGCAAGAAAGCACAATTTGCTATTAAGAAAGCAGCCGTCCCTGCAGCAGCAGCATTGGGTGGTTTAGCCGTTGCTTTAGGAGATGCAGTAGCAGGCGCTATCGAGGACGCTGCAGCGCAAGACCTGCTCGCTAACAGCCTCAAAAAAACCACTGGCGCAAATGACGCGCAAATTGCCAGCGTTGAGGATTGGATCACGGCGCAAGGCCAGTTGCTTGGTATCTCAGACTCTCAACTGAGACCCGCTATAAATCGGCTTGCTAGGGCGACTGGTTCAGTTACTGAGGCTCAAAAGTTAGCCACGCAAGCAATGGACATTGCAGCAGCAACTGGCAAACCATTGGAGACCGTTGTAGGCGCATTAGAAAAAGCCTATGGAGGCAACCTTGCAGCGTTAGGCAAACTAGCTCCTGAGTACCGCCAGATGATTAAGGACGGCGCATCGTTTGAGGAGGTCATGGCGAAACTTGCTAAGACCACTGGAGGTGCAGCTGCAGATGCAGCCAATACGACAGCAGGCAAATTTGCTCGATTAAAGATTGGCTTTGACGAAACCAAAGAATCCATTGGTGCAGCGTTGTTGCCAGCCGTTGAAAAGGTCTTGCCGTATCTGCAGAAGTTTGCAACGTGGGCACAAGACAACCCACAAACATTCATGATCATTGCTGGAGCGTTAGCAGCAATTGCAGCGTCCATTGTGGCTATTAACATTGCTATGGCACTCAACCCAATCGGGCTTATCGTTATTGGCGTTATTGCCCTTGTTGCTGCTCTTGCCATTGCTTACAAGAAGTTTGAAGGTTTCCGAAACATTGTTGACGCAGTATTTGGCGCTATCAAGTTTTACATAAACAACGTGACAATTCCTTTGTTTAATACTTTGGTTGACGTGTTTAAAACAGTGTTCAATGGCATTGCTAAGGTCTGGAATAGCACCGTAGGCAAATTATCTTTTACTGTGCCCGATTGGGTGCCTGGTATCGGTGGTAAAGGTTTTGCTGTGCCTGACATTCCAATGTTGGCTGCCGGTGGCATTGTCACTAGCCCAACGCTGGCGATGATTGGAGAGGCAGGCCCAGAGGCTGTCATACCGTTAGATCGAATGGGCCAAATGGGTGGTGGCATCAACATTACTGTGCAGACAGGCGTAGGTGACCCTGTAGCTATTGGCAAGGCCGTATCGGATGTCCTAAGCGCGTACAACCGCCGCACAGGCAAAATGGTTGCCTAATGGCGTATCCAGTTGCAAGGGTTTATATCGCCTTTAATGACGGGCCTTATGAGCCAACACCAACCTACAACCCAGCGGTGCCGTTATCAGGTTGGACTGAAGTTACATCAAGCGTCAGGTCTATGAGTATTGACCGTGGCAGGTCTGACGATTGGGACACATTCAGCGGATCAGCAACCGTTGTCCTAAACAACCTCCAACGCTTATATGACCCTTTCTACACGTCAGGCACCTACTACGGCAAACTACTGCCGCGTCGCCAAATCAAAATCGAGGCCACATATAGCGGTACCACTTACCCTGTGTTCCGTGGCTTTATTGATGGCTGGCCTCCATCGTGGACTGACGCAGGTAAAGACTCGACAGTTACCCTTTCCTGTTATGACGCTATGGCTTTGCTTGCCCAGGTGGAGCTGCCAGCTGATTGGTCACGCTCTTATATTCTCAGCACAAACCCACGCCACTACTACCCATGCGATGACCCTATTATCCCTTTCCAAACAGGGATAATGACCGACTACGGCTCAACGGTCAAAAACTTAAACGTGCAAACAAACGCCACATCAGGCCAACAGCTAGCCACTGGCCTTGTAAACCGATCATTGGCAGGTGTACCAAACGCAACAACCGATTACATAGCCACCAATGACCCTGGTATCGTCTCGCGCGTACCAGTGTTTACAACTGACAACGACTTTGCCGTTTCATTCTGGATAATCCCAGAAACCCCATCAACTTCATCGCTCATATCAGGACAAGTTTGCAACTTCAACTGGTTTGTCAGTTTTGCAAGCGGACGATTCACATTTGGTGTCGCATCAGGTGCAGCAGTCAGTCCAAACTTTTGGTCATGGACAACCACAAGCCAAGTATTGAATCCAGCAGAACCTGTACACGTTGCCGTTTCATTCAACGCCGGCGCAAAAGCAGCTGCAATCCTTGTCAACGGTATTGACGTCACAGGCACCAGGACAGCAGTATCAACAATCGTGACAGCCACCACCGCAGATTTCACGACAGTATCCATGGGGCCAATACAACAAATTGTTATTTGGCAAAACGCCATCACCACCGACGTTGCCCAAAACATCATTCGATATTCCCAGGCTAATTTCTATGAAACTACCGCAGCGCGGGTGTCTCGAATTATTGCCGAAACCCCATTCAGTGCATCTTTAGTATCAGCCCAAGGCACCCAATACATAAGTGAAATAACTGATGATGCGCCTTACGCTGGCCCTGAGCTACAGATTACGGCTGACACTGAGGGTGGGCCGTTGTATGTCAGCAAGGCTGGAACTATTATTCAGTTGGCAACCTACGGCCAATTTACTGGTGCTAACGCTTTTACAAGTCAGGCAACCTACGGCTCAGGCGGCTTAGGTCTAGACCCTAATGTCACCATCGAATATGACGGTGACTCAATGCGGAACATTCTTAATGTAAGCATGACTGGAGGCGGTGTTATCACAACTACAGGCTCAGTCTCTACTTCTGTATATGGTCAAGCTGCACAATCATGGAACGCCTATATGCCAACCACTGCACAGGCAACTCTTGTAGGCAACATCCTTGTAGGGCTTGGGCAATATGTTTTTGGAAAGTTTGCTGACTTTCAAGTTGTGATTAGTCCTGATGCCAACTGGGCATCCACTTTAGGACTTGACCTTTTAGAGCGCATTACTGTGGCAGTGGCCCCACCAACAGGGAACACGATCACTGAGGAATTGCAGGTGAACCGCATTAGGCATGATGTCGTGCCGGGCCAATGGATGACAACCCTGAATGGTTCTAATCGTTGGGCGTCTTATTTTAGGCTGGACAGGTCAGTCCTAGATGGCGGCGATGTCCTGCTGTATGCTGTCTGACCATGGCCGTTAAAACCTTTACTAGCGAAGTCCTGACCAGCTCAGACACCAATGCGTACTTGGCAAACTCGGGTTGGACTTATGTGAACAGTGCAGCGTTCAGCGCATCATCGGCTTTACAAGTGAACTCTGTTTTTACATCCACCTATACAAACTACATACTGGTACTGCAAGACCTAAGGCTTACCGCTGGGACTAATAGCGTCAGTTTTCAGCTGTCTGCCAGCGGTACACCTTCCAGCACTGGCTACTACTCAGGCTCTCAATACTGGACACTAGCTACGGCCCCAGCATCCGCCGCTTTTGGTGACACTAATACCGCCAGTTTTGGTGGTTTATATGTTGATGCCACAGTACGAAGTTCAGCACAGTTCACGCTGTATAACGTCCAGCAAGCCCTAGCCACAAACATTACTTACAACACTGTCGCGTTCACCAACAGCATCAGGACTGGCGGAGGGACTCATAACGTGGCCACAGCGTATGACGGCTTTAGAATTGTCCCAGCAAGTAGCACAATCTCAGGAACATGGAGTGTCTATGGACAGCGAAAAGCCTAAAATCACTATTTTTAACTGTGAGAACAACACCATTGAAGTAAGGGATATGACTGATGAAGAAATTGCTGCTTTGCCTCAGCCTTCTATCGACCCTCTTGCTGAGTAGTTGTGCAGACCGAACACGAGTCAACTGCGAACGCATCAAAAACAAACTGCCAACTACCATTGGCACAGATGTACAAATAGGAGGAGGCCGTTGTGCCTAAAGAACGACTAACAAACGAGGAAATCAAAGCACGCATCATCCTGTTCGTAGCAGCAGGACTCACACTCTCATTTGTGATGGCAATTGCCTCACTGATCTACGGCTTGCTATTCGTCACGCAACCACTTGAACAAGCACCCAACGATGCTGAAGCATGGGCAGTGCTGTCCCCAATGCTTATGACCCTTGCCGGTGGCCTCATCGGTGTACTCGCAGGCAACGGCCTCAAAGACAAACCAAAAGACCCACCAGCACCATGACACGCAAATACCCTTACTACCCTGTTACCGAACCAGGAAAAGGCAAACTGGCAGGCACCGAAAAGTTTATGGATCTATGCAAACGGCGCTACCCATCATTTACCAATCTGGGCACCTGGGTAGTCCGAAACATGCGAGGCAAAAAAATGCTTAGCGTGCACTCGCTCGGAGTTGCCGGTGACGTTGGCTATCCACCGACACGCGCAGGCCGAGCACAAGCAAAAGAGCTGTGGGACTGGCTTATTGAACATTCCGAGGCGCTCGGGCTTGTCGAGCTGCATGACTACAAGTACGGCGAGCATGGCAGGGCCTATCGCTGTTCTCGTGGCGAAGGCGTAAAGGGCGTAAAGGTTTATGCCAATGCTGAGGAGTCTGCAGGCACAGGTGGTTGCTGGTTGCACTTTGAGCTTGAGATGGACATGGCCACAGACGCTAAAGCCCTCGAAGCAGCGTGGCGAGCCTTGCCAAAACCAGCCAAGCCGTAGGTATCCACCAAAAGCAAAAACAATTTGCTATGGTAAAAAAACCAACTACCAAAGGAGCACCGACATGCTTTTTACAGACCTACCGCTATTCAGGGCAACAGACCCCGAAACCAGCAGGCAAATCAAGCCTCTACGAGTAGGAAGCCACCGAGCCATACTGCTCAGCCAGTATTACTACGCCACGCTGGGCCTCACAGATGAGGAAGCAGGCGCTCGAGCCGTTTTAGAAGGTCACGATATAAAGGGCTATTGGAAGCGCTGCAGTGACTTGCGCACTTTGGGACTAATCCAAGACACAGGCACTCGTAGAGCCCTCCTGAGTGGCTCTCAGGGCATTGTATGTGCAATTACACAGCAAGGCATAGACGCTGTAAAGGCCATGTCATGAGCACCGATGCTGTTTTCTGGTGGTCAAGCCTTTTTGGCTTTGGCATGGGCATAGGCGTGACCTGCATACTCTTAGCCTGGTGGAACCACCGGTGAGCGAAAAGCTAAAGGTGTACACCTACATACCGTTAGTATCGGCTAACAGGAAATTACTAGTACAGGTGTTTTTAGACCCTGAAACAAATCTGATCGTGCAGGCCCAAGTGGCCACCAGGTATGAAACTTGGGGTGCGTGGGGATTGCCTACCGAGGTTTTTGAGGATTGATCAAAAGAATTATGGCTACAGCTTTACTCTCGACAGCTCTAATGGTGACACCAGTTCACGCGCAAGAGGAATGGAACCACCCCATGCCTAAAAAGTGGTACATCAAACTGGCTCAGTGTGAGACAGGCAACAATACGCAGCACAGGACACGCTCTTATGTGTCTGCCTTTGGCATTTACCGTGGCACCTGGGACAACTGGAACCACACACCAGCCAGCCGAGCCCACCTGCTCACATTTGCCCAGCAAGCCAGAGCTGTAGATCGGATTGCCTACAAAGGCCACACCGAAAATGGGCGCTATCGCTGGCCTGTAGG